ACCAATGCCGACCTACCAAAGGGTACTTTATTCATTATGCGTTTAACATTGAATACAAGTCGATTGAAGACTGAATATGATGATTTTTCTTCAGGTGTTTTTAAATCTGCAACCTTTCGTAATGCTTTCCCTTGGGCATCGACAATTCCAAACTTGAAGGCGTCCGTGCTTTCCCATTTCTGAGTCAGGAGACGCAAAAACTTAAACGTGTAGTATGTGTTGATTGCGCCTGATATTAATCCCATGGGTGCCTCTATATTTCTCTAAGTTTTTTTACAATTAGATCGTCGATCTTATATGTTATCAAAGCGTCTTCGGTTAAGTAATTCAAGTATATGAGGAACGTTTTTAATACCTTCCAATATTCTCGTTTGATTTTGAAGAAGGTGAGTTTATGACCCCCTTCAATACCGAACACGTTGTATATAATAATCAGATGATTCAATATCAATCTTTCTTGTAAATCCTCGTTGTTATCTGTGTATCGTTTGAATAGTCTGTTGAGATACTTAAACCTATTAAGATCGTCACAAAACTCTTCCACATTAGAACATTGAGGATTATTATATACATGAGACGCATACATAACAAAGTTATCACCATTCACGGTATCGAATATATGCATAATGTATTTTCAAGTTTAGCTGAATTTGTTTTTAACTGCACTCATAAATGATTGCTTCTTTTTGCCCTTACTTTTCTTAGGAGCAGATTCTACCACAGGAGCAGAGCACATCTCAACTTCCTCTTCAACTACGATAGCCGTTACTGCTTTAACGCCGTTCCATTCATCACATTGTTGTTGGGTAAATTTACCCGCTTTCAAGCGCTCGCCACGTGGTGTGTAATATCCGTTGGTTTTAGCAACTGCCTTTTTAAACTGGCCTGTTTTATTTTGCATCGTCTTTCCTGTTTGTGTTTATATGATTATTTATTAGAGTTAGAAAGTAGGTCCAAGAACTTAGATTCCTTCTTTTCTGATTTTTCGTCATCTGCTTTCCAGTTGTCATCAACATAATCATAGAATTCTTTTTCTTTCTCGCCAGACAGTTCGCCTTGACTCTTGACTCCAAACTTCTTTAACGCGGAAGCAAAGAACTTCTTATATGCAGCACCGTCGTTTTTCGAATCTTTATCAGCAGATTCAACTTTGTCTTCTTCGTCTTCGTCTTCGTCTTCGTCGTCATCTGCAGCAGGGTCTGCCTTTGGTTCTACTTTCTCATCTGGTTCGTCATCATCCGTATCTACGGGTGTATTCTTTTCATCTTCGACTTCGACTTCAGTTTCTGCCTTTGGTTTCTTTTCGTTAGCTGCTTCGACCATTGCAATATATGCCTTGGCCAAGTCTGTAATTGTTGTGTCCATTGTTTATCCTATTAGAGTTTCTGCTATGTGAATTGCGGTACCGACATATAAAAAACCTATGGCGATGTATATGCCAAATAGAGATTTTGTGTGTCTGTCATTAGATGCAATACTATTTTCTATACGGTCAATTCGCTCGGCATGAGCACCTAACACTTCATGAATTGACGATAATTCATTGTTCTGTGTTATGATGATCTCGAGTGAATTTAACAATACAGTGGTATTCTTTTCTATACGATCAAGCCGTGAATTCAATGTTTGCGTGATAGTCATTACTATCCAACCTTTATGATTTCTGTCGCTTGTTTCTCGGCCTTCTTTTTAGATTCACCATATTTAATAAATAAAGCAACCATAGTTTTCTTGTCGCCCTTTTCAACTGCATCATTGAATGCTGATGCATCTTTTCCGCTATATATCTTAACTAGTGCGTCTTCTTCTAAACCTAAGTTTTCTTTAAATTTGAAATATGATTTCATGGTAATCCTTATTTATATTGTTTTGTGTAGAATTTGGCCAAAGCGCGTCCTTCCACGTCTTGGGTTGACCGAGCTATCTGCAAAGCATAATATTCAACACCATGCTTTAAAGGTTTTGGTTTTCGTGTTAAAAGATCATGAAGCATCTTTGCAGCACCTATATACGATGCTCTATGTATAATAGTACCAATCGACTCTTTTAAATCCGCGTAGGATTTCACTTTCCGATTTCCATACTGCGGATATCTGTTAACCATTTCCTGGTCGTTTGACCACGGCTTTCAACTATGACGTAGTTAGAACCAGTTACAACAATTTGACCTACTTCTTCTGTATTATCGAGAAGCACGTAGTCGCCTTTATTGAACAAATCTCCTTCGATATAGCTTTCTCTTACATCCGAAACAGATTGCAATTGAATATGTTTTCTAAACGAGAATGATTCTTCAAGACCCATACCTGATCGCACAGCATTGAATAGACCTTTTGCATCTTTAAAACCTGATGGCAACCCTTTCTGAAACATTTCAAAATCATTTGCGCCGGCGGCGGCACGCATTTTGGAAGCAGACATTCCACTGACATCTTCACTGTCTGGGTCACGATCACCGGCAGAAACAACTTGTAGTGTTTCGAAGTTGTAGAATCCATGCCGACCTTTTACACCGTTATACTTATTTATGAGTTTATCAAACTCTGTTACTCTGTCTGAACCAACAACCATCGTTGCCTTGATATAACCTTTATCAAACAAGGATACCATAACATCGAATACATTCTTGATCTTCTTGTCTAAAACTATATTTCTTGCATGCTTTGGAAACATCTTCCGCATGAACTTAACTTTAGAAACATAATCGAGAGGATTCTTCTTGGGGTCATTAGAGCTAGAGGCGTATACAAAATAATCCCCGCTGTTACTAATAGAAGCCAATTTCTTGATGAGTTTCTCATGACCCGTTGTTGGCGGGTTGAAGCGACCAAATGTAAAAACTGCTTCATTGCTCGCTTCCGTGATATATTGACTAAACGATTTAATCATTATTTTTCCTCTTTCTCTTGGTCCTTATGTTTTGCACGTTCCGCTTGCTTGATCTGAGGTAATAATTTCTTCGCCAATCTATTTATGGCAGCACCCTTCTTTGCAACTTTCTTCTCTAATGCCTCACGGCTAGAAAAGGAAAGATCAGCTTTCGATTTGTTCTTCAATATCTTCTTTTCGATTGCAGTCCGAGCTTGTTTCTTAGCTCTATCTTTTAACTTCTCGGGTGATGCAATCTTCTTCTCGGCACGTGCTCTGCCTGCTTTCATCTTGGATGCATTCTTCCGAGCATTCGCTTTCATCTTCATTCGTGTTTGAGCAGATATTGCTTCGTCAACGTCACCGTCAACATCTTCGTTATCTAAATACTCTTTAAATTTTAACATTATTCGATATCGCCAGTTTGTGAATTTTCATTCAATTTATCAGAGACCCAGGCAGACGTGCCATATTCTGCATCTTTCTCCTTTGCCAATTTCATAGCCGCAGCTTTAGTTAACTTAGGTTTTAAAACCTTACCGTCTTTATAAACCGTATATTTGTCACCCGCCAGGCGAGCTTCTCTCATAGCTTTAAAAGACTTCATTCGTCGAACAGTTTATATTCTTCGAGAATTTCTTCCCATTGGTCAAGCGCTTGTTCCATATGCATGACAGTATTCTTAAATTGCTTTTTAGCATTCTTGATTTCGTTAGAGTCATATCCATTGGTTGTTACGCCAAAAATACTGACCCGGCCGGTTTTCTTGAGCGAATTCAACACGCCTTCCATTCGTTCGGTGATATTATCTTGGATAGAACTTGTCGTGCGCTTTTCTGTAATAGTTTCTTCATTCTGGCGTTTAAGCACGGCCGCGACTTGTGGATGATCAGACAGACCTGGAGCAATCTTGTCGATTGCTTCAACCGCGCCACTGAAATTATTGCCAGCATATCGCTTATCTGAAGCAACACCGATCGCCATTTTGATCTGTTTCGGGGTGAATTTTTTGCCTTCTTTTAATTCGGAGTAAGTTTTCATCGTGTTGGGCTGTCCCATCCTTTTAGTATATGATCGCTGAAATTAGCATGGGAGAAACTTAACTGATCTACCAGTTTAAAAGCATTTCCCTTTATGTGGTCAATGGCAACAAAACCTTCATGTCCTGTTACTTCAAAACCGTTCTTTGTTCTCAAAAACGTAGACATATTGTCTATTTGATTAAGTTTCCCAACTATTAACAATTTAACATCACCTAATAGGTTCTGCATTTCAAATACGTCAATTAATTGTTTCTTGTTACTATCAGAAAAGAACTTCATGAAATCATCACGAGCTATAGTCTTGCGTTCTTTCCCTGCATCAGACTTTAACTTATCAATCTCTTTCTGATACTTATTATTTATATACGCAATTAAACCTGCAACATGCTTTTTAGGATTGGCAGACATGGTGCCTACTCGTATGAAACTGTTTGCATACGTTTCAATCGTTTGTGCAAGAGCAGGAGTCGTTTCAATCGTTTTCAATGTTGATGATGATACTTTCTGAAACAGTTTACCTGCCTGGCTTAGCTTTTTGTCGATAAGCAAGGTTTCTTTCTTCGTCAACGATGCACTACCGCTTAAGTCCTTCACATTTGCATCATCGAACCAAACGCTTTTTGTTTGTGTGAACTGATTGGCATCTAGTTTAAACGATGCATTCAAATCGGCGAAGGTACTTCCTTTATATTCGGTATGTAATACAATGCCCATCTTAGAATTTTTAATCTGATTGGCAAGTTTAGAACCTGTAGGTACTGCATATAGAATTGTATTTGGGTGGAATGTTAAATAACTCACACCATCGATCTTCTGTGATTTCAAATCACTGGAACTATACATCATATCACCCTGAAATATACCTTTAGGATTAAGTTTAGGCAATTCTTTCAATGCAATTTTCATTTTAACGTTCAGATCAGCGCTTGAAATATCGGCGTCGATATCATCATCAGTCATATAGAACTTAGGAGTCTTTGCAAAGATGCCCTTCTTGGCGACAAAGAATTTGCCCGCGTCAGGTTCGCCGCTTGGTACCTGACCAAAGAATATGGCAGGTGCTCCGTCCCATTTCATTGTTACATCAATCTTAGATGTAGCGCTTCCTGCCAGAGTGTTTCGTAAATCTCTCAAAGATTCAATGGCTTGTCGTGTTCCTTTCACACCCTTATACAAAACTAAATTCTGAATATGCTGCATGTGAGCATTGACGTCTTCTTTCAGATAAGTTTTAAATGATATCATTATGACGCCTTTATATATGCAGCGGACATTTCAGATTCAGATGCCGCGTAACCAATCATTGCCGTAATAAC